TGGATACATACATCCCTTGCTGACGATTGATGGCAACCCGTCTTGGAACGCAAGTAAAACTCCGTACACAATCAACGGTTACGGTATTAACTCAACGTACTCGGAAGGTGTGCAGGTTTCTTACACTATCTACCTTGCGGCTAACCAATACATCTACCCTTATTTCTACTTTCACACTTCTAGTGACGGTCTTTACAGGGACTACACTTACTACTCGGTTGCTTTCTTGGGATAAGGAGAAAAAATGGCAACATACACAGTTACATTGACAGATGCAGAAGATAAGGCTATGCGTGCGTTTGTTGTTGACCCGCAGGAGTGGATTGATAACGCCGCTCATGCTCGTAGCCAGATTGCTGTAGACGAAATCTACAATGCCGAGGTTGCACGCATGACCGCTGACCCTGACATCACTTCGATTCCTGCCGATAAGGAAGCGGTGGTTCTTGCCGCTGATGTTCAGAGTGCCGCTGACCAAAAAGCGGCGATGGAAGCAGAACTCGCTGCTGGCAATCCATAGAATCTCGCCCCCAAACCACTAACATAGTGATACACTCTTAAATGAAACCCTGACCAAGGAGTACAAATGGCTACCAAAAAGACAGCGAGCAAGATTGCGGAAGTCCTCATCGAAGAGGAAGCCGTTGAAGAGGCGGTTGCTGAGGCACCCGCACCCGCTCCAGAGCCGACAATTGTCGCCCCCACAACCAAGAATGCAAAAGTTAAGGGAACTTGGACGATGTACTACGCCGGAAAGCGTTGGGACTTCGTCGATGGTCAGCGGTATGACCTCACCATGGACCTCTTTAACTACCTTAAGGGCTCCGGCAACATTTACGACACGCTCTGATAGGAGGGCCTGATGGCTCTAGTAATCCCTAACGCAGGGGATGCGACTGGTTCTTCCAGTCGCTACACAACTCTGGATCAATCAGAGCCAGACTCAATTGATTTTGAGATTCTGGGTAACGCCGGTCGTTCCGGCGTTATTTCGGGCTGTGCTGTTACTGGTACTTCAAGTAACTCCACAGTGACCGTTGGCGCTGGTCGTATTATCGTCAATGGTGTCTCCTACAGCGTTAGTGGCGGGCTAGTAGCCCTTCCAGCCGGTCCTACGGCACAGGACGACCCCACCTATCGTTTTGACCTAGTTATTGCTCGTGTCACCAACGGCACGGCTTCGGTGGTTATCAAGCAGGGGTTTGCTGACAACGGCGGTATTCGGTTCCCTAGAACCGCCAACACCGCTTCTTCCTACTCTTCCACCACTGACATCGACCTTTCTACAGATGTCGTGTTGGCGTCGCTGTACCGCAACCTGTCTTCTCCCGTCGGCCCGTCCGAAGTAGTCGACAAGCGGGTCATGCTTTCCAGCGCAATTTACGATGTTGGTGCGGCAGCCCCGTTATCTACGAGCGGGTCAACCGGTAGCGTATTCTTCAGGAATAACCGCGCTCAAGGCAGCAGCGGCTCAGGTGTGTACGTCAAGAACTCCACTGGAAGTTGGTTGGAGTTGGCGCAAAACAATGGCCCTCAGGTTCCTGTTGGGTCGATTGTTGCATGGGGCGGAACAGGTTCTCTGCCAACTGGTTGGCTGGAATGCAACGGAGCAACCCTTAATCGCACTACGTATGCTGATCTATTTTCTGCTATTGGAACGCAGTTCGGTGCCCCCTCCTCTACTGAGTTTAGTTTACCTAACCTGAACAACAAGTTTTTGAGAGGAACTACTACCGCTAACGCTGTAGGAACAACTGGAGGTTCTGACAACACCGAAGTTCCTGTTCCTTATCACCGTCATAGTCACGATCATAAGCATGGGATGATCCACTACCACGACGTAGATCACTCCCACGATGCTGACGCTGACAATAACAGCACAGATCACACCCACGGGTATAACCACAAACACAACGGTAACGCTGCCGATGGTGGTAACGAGCACTCACACGGTATGGGGCACACCCACACTGCCGACATCGACAGCGAGGGTACGCACTCCCACGGTGCGTGGTTCGATGAAGTTGGAGGCTCCCCCAATAGCAACACTTATAACTGGCACGCTGCTCGCCCAAAGAACTACGTACAAACAACTGGCTACTGGAAGCACGAAGGCACCGAAAACGACACCGAAGGGTTGATGAAGCAGCGCATTACTACCAGCGAGTTCAACTCTAGTTATTCAGGAACTACTGGGGCTCCTAACTACGTTGACGACGGTAACCACGGCCATAACATTGGTGTTGCCAACACAAACAAGACCAACACAGATGGAAAAACCGCCACTCACAGCCATAACGTAGGTGTGGGTGGTCCGGTTCACCCAAACACTGGTGCCGCTACTAACAACACAGGAGGCGTATCTGGTTATCACGGTCACGGCGTAAGTGTTGATAGTACTGGTAACACTTTGTTGGGCAAGCGCCCCCTTGCTAGCGCTTCTAACAACTCCGCAAACAAGGACGACACAGGCAACCTGTCCGCTAACGATGCCCTCACTGCTTACGCTGGAACTCAGAGCGTTACGATGCAGACAATGCCTGCGTACTCCTCTATTCGTTGGATTATCCGCGCTCAAGGAACGCTGACAGCGGCTGCGGCAGATGGCGATAACATCCTTTCAGAGGCTCGTGAAGAGGTTGTTACCATTGAGTTGGTGGGTGCAACAACCCTGCCGGACACTTCAAGCGGCTCTGTTACCAGCACTGCTTACTACCGAGTTCCTTGGGCTGCTACTCTGACTGCGGTCAAGGCCAACCGTAACGGTACTAACACTAACGGGGCTGTGACTATCGACGTGAATGAAGGCGGTACAAGCGTCCTCAGCACAGAGATCACCATCGACCAGAACGAGGACACCTCGCTGACTGCGGCTACGCCAGCGGTTATTAGTGATAGCGCCATTGCTAACGACGCTCTGCTTACATTTGATATTGATTCGGCAAACACATATGATGAAGGACCGCTTACAGTTACCCTGTATTTCACTAGGGAGGACTGATGGCTACTAAGGCTGACATCGTAAACACCGCGCGCAACTACTTGCGCGACTATAAAAGACCATTTAGAACTACTTTTGCTGCTCAGGGCCGCACCTACGATATAGGTAAGCCCAATATTGAGTCGTCTACTTTGTGGGTGGCTACAATTGGCCCAACGGACGCCGCCGCCACAGAGATTACTTCTGATAACTATGATTTAGATGTTCGTAATGGGTGGCTTCGGCTTACTACGGCGGTTTCCCCTAATGACACTCTGATGGTTGAGGGTAACTACTACGAATGGTTGCTGCCTGACGATTTAGATTTCTACGCCGATATGGCTATCAATCTTAATACGCACAATATTAAAGTCCCTTTGGCTAACATCGCTCCCGCCGTAGCGGATGTCATAGGTATTCATACTCTGATTCAGGCTTTATGGGGACTCTTATCTGAGTACGCTCGCGACATCGATGTCATCACCTCAGAGTCTGTGCATATCCAATCCTCCCAGCGTTACCGCATGGTTTCTAGCCTTTTGGAGTACTGGACGCAGGAGTACAACAAGCGTGCTCAAGCACTCAACATTGGTCTGGAGCGGTTGGAAGTTGTCAATCTCCGCCGTGTCAGTCGTACAACGAATCGTCTTGTACCGCTGTTCAAGCCGCGTGAAGTTGGGGATTACGGCCCTATCGAACGTATCTTTACCGATATTGATGATGGGCTTATCAACCTTGAAGAAGAGGAAGACGACAACCGTCAGGAAGTGTATCTCGACGGTGAGCCGCCACCCGGCTACCTATCGACTGGTCACTACTGATGGATCAGCGACGTGAATTAGGGTTGATCAATAAGCACGTTCGTCGACGCAACCGTGAATCCGGTGAGCAATTGATATGGTTTGAGTACAGCCCCATATCCGGCGGTTATAGTTCTTATGACGACGTATACGACGAGGGCGTCCCCGGCTCAGGCGGTCGCGTGTACAAGTCTGGTGTGGTCGTACCTACTGTCTACGTGTCTGAGCAAGAGGATGCCTTTAGGGCTATTCCCGATGGTCGCCAAACCACCCAGAATGTAAAAGCCACCGTCCTGTACCGGGACATCGTTGCGGCTGGCCTTGACTCCCCAGACGAGTATGAGCAGCATCTCAATGACGTGTTTCATTATGATGGTCTGTACTACAAAGTCAATGAGTACGTGGTTAGAGGTCGTTTAGGGGAAGAGGTAATGGTTCTTATTTCTGGGTTCCAGATATACCTTGACCAAGAGATGCCCTTCGACATCGGCCCCCAGAACCCCCGCCTTTCAGACCTTCCTTGGCCTACATCGCTCCCCAGTTAGGGTGTATCATGTCACTAGTACGTAATGCGCGTTACGTACGGTATAAGCCTGACAACGCCTAGAACTGAGGAGAGTCCAATGCAGGACTTGACACCTTCACATACCTTTGGTTCTAGTTCGTTTATTGACGGGTATCTTAATGTAATGCACCGTCTATCTTCTTTTGTTGATGAATTTGAGCAGCAGGTTGTTGACTACGTAAATGCTGCTATTGAAGAAGAAGAATCCAGTCTCAAAAAAGCCGCCGCTAGTAAGTGGGGGCAAGATATTGCGGATGGGCTTAGCGTTGAATACCAAAACGGTGGTTTTGTGTACAAAGCAGAAGATGAAGTGGCAGCGGATGTCGCTAACTTCGAGTTTGGGGCACGGCCAACTCCCGTTATTCGCCCCCAAGCAATACGGGCATCTAAGCACCTCAGTACTAAGTTGTCTAACGACTTGAGTAAGGTGGTCCCCAGTGCCTAATCCCGGTTTCACTCTTGCTGAAGATGCAGCCATTAAGAACCGTCTAGCCAACCTACGGGTTAGCGACGACCGCGATGCAGACCGACGTGTTCAGGTGTTTTTCAGGTATCCAGACGGTGAGACCGAAAAGCACTACCCGTTTATTACTATCGAGTTGATCGATATCGCGTACGCCTCTGACCGTCAGCACTCAGAAACTGACTACTACTTCACTCAGGACGCAGCGTTTAGTGCTGAGCAAGTAACCACTGGTACAAGTATTGACTATTACCCGTCCGAATATGACCCAGATGGGATGGCTGACTTAGCGGGCTCTGATGGGTACATTCGTATGGACCAGTTTGTCCCCGTTGACCTTATTTACCAAATCTCCACCTACTGCCGCAGCCAGCGGCACGATAGGGAACTGACCGCGTACATGCTTCGGCATGTATTCCCATTCAGGCGCGGATATATCCACGTGCCCGAAGATGACACCATGCGCCGTCTATCTATACTAGACTGGCGCACAGCGGACCTCCTAGATCAGGAGGCAGGGTATAAAAAGAGGGTGTTTCGTAAAGTGATGACCGCTTCGGTTAACGCAGAGATTCCCCAAAGTAATATTTATGAGGTACAAAAGGTTCTTAGTGTATCTGGTACATTGACCGACCGACAATTCGCCAATGACGTTCCTACCACCCCTATTTCGGAGGATTTTTAAGAAATGCCTAACTACACAACTCCCGGCGTTTACATCAACGAGTCTCGTCTTAACTCGCGGTCGAACAACGTCCCTTCAGGTCCTACAGCCTTCTTCGCAGGCCGCGCTGGCCGCGGACCTACGGATGCTACGTACGTTGCTAACTGGGGCGAATATCGTCGCCTGTATGGCAACCTAACCGACGCATATGATCTCGGTTACGCCGTGTATCACTTCTTCGCAAACGGTGGCCGAGGCTGCTGGGTTGCTCGCGTTGTCGGCCCCACCAACCCCGCTGCTGCTGATGTCTCTGCGATTAACAACTTCTCAGGTAATGGAGTTCCGTTCTACCCATACGGTCAGAACTCTTCGACGTACACGTTGGCTACTTACGCCATTACTTCTGAGGTAGCGACCATCACCACCACTGCTTCTCACAACCTCATTGTTGGTGACGTCGTGACTATTGCTTCAGCAGGCACGGTCGCTGCTATCGACGGTGATCAGACCGTTGTTTCTGTAGTCGATGACACCACGTTCACCTTCGCTGCTTCCGGAGCCTCCGACGTCTCAGAGACTGCCGATGCCGGTACTCTCGACGTCAGTAACACTTCTGCTGCTCGTTGGAAGTCTTTGTTTGACGCAGAGGCAATCAGTGCTGGAGCGTGGGGCAACGACCTAACTTTGCAAATTGAAGCAGGTACGGTACCGTCCAGCAGTGAACGCTTCGGTTCTTTCAACCTCGTTGTCCGTCTGGACGGCGTCGAAGTAGAGCGTTGGAACGAAGTTGCAGTCGAGTCCACAGACAACCGTTACGTTGCCACCATCGTTAACACCTACAGCGATTACATCAAGGTTGATTCCGTTAACCCAGATGCTGTTGCTGCTAGCGCCTCCTCCACTTACTACACCTCATCAGTTCCTTTCGATGGCGGAGATGATGGTGGAGAACCCACCAGCACTGAATACACTGATGCTCTAAACACCATTGATGGTGTTGAGGGCGTTGTGGTCATGAACGCTGTTCCTTACGTAAACGCCAATGGAGACTCCGTCGGCAACGACACCAACACCACAACTGCGTTCCTCAACAAGGCTCAGGAGCGCGGCACCGCGTTTGTCATTGTCGACCCAGACAAGGGCGTCGCAACAGTTTCCGATTTGGAGACCGTCGCAAACCGCTCAACAGTTGCGTCTAACGGTAACTACGGTGCGCATTACACCCCGTCGTTGCTCATGGTTGATCCGGCCAAATCGGGTCCGGGCGCTATCCGCGATACCTACCCCGGTGGTGCTGTCGCTGGTCTCTATGTCCGCACTGACGTTGAGCAGAACGTGGCAAAGGCTCCCGCTGGCTACGCCGCAGATATCCGTGGAGCCCTCGGCCTCTCGGTTAACCTCACTGACGCTAATATCGGTGATTTCTACAGTGGCGCACGCACCCCTCAGACGAACTGCTTTAAGGCAGTGCCCGGAGGCGGCATCGTGGTTTACGGAGCCCGTACTCTTACAAAGATTGGTGCCGACCGCTACATTCCTATCCGCCGTACGCTGAACTACCTGCGATACACTCTCGACAACTTGACCAAGTTTGCCGTGTTTGAACCCAATGATCAGCGTCTGTGGGCACGTATTCGTGGAGCAGTCTCCTCGAACCTCAGTTCGTTCTACAACGAAGGCGGACTCAAGGGCGCAAACGCCGCCCAGTCCTTCTACGTTGTGTGTGACGAGACCAACAACACGCCCATCAGCATCGATCAGGGGATTGTAAACGTCGAAGTCGGCGTTGCGCTCCAGTACCCGGCAGAGTTCATCGTTATTAACCTTTCTCAATGGAGCGGCGGTAGCAACGCCGTTGAGAGCCTCTAATCAAGGAGATATGTAAATGGCACGTTCAGCAGTAACTGATCCGCTAAGGAACTTTAAGTTCCGAGTAAAGATTCACCCATCGGGGCGGCTCTCCACACTCACCGACAACGGCAAAGACTTTGAAGTTGGGTTCTCCGTTGTTTCCGGTATTTCAGTACAAAATGAGATGATTGCATACCGCGAAGGCGGCATGAACACGCATCCACACAAGATGATTGGTCAGTCCGACTACGGCCCTGTGACCTTTACTCGTGGAGTATTCCCTAACCAAGACAGTCTGTACAAGTGGCAGACGTTCCTCCACACTTGGGGACAGGGAGGATTTGAAGAGGGTTCTACTGCCGGTACGGACAACAACGACTATCGTTGCAATATCTCCGTTTCGATTTTCGACCACCCCATTTCTGCGGCCACGTATGACGACAACCCGGCTAACGGCGAGTCTCCCGTAGCCTCAGCAGACGGTAATGCTCTTACGCCAAAGATGGGGTACCGTTTGTACAACTGCTGGCCAGCATCGTTTGCCTTGGGCGATCTTAACGCTGGCGATTCGTCACTGCTCATCCAGCAGTTGGTGGTTAACCACGAAGGTTTTGAAATCTTGTGGGCTGGAGACCTCGACGAAGGCGCAGACGTCCACGACTTTGGCTGATACAATCAGCCTCATAACAACAAACTAGGAGTACAACGTGAGTGAAGAAAAAGACGCCTCTACTATCAACGACGCTATAAATGACCCGATTCCGGCTATGCCGGACTCTGGTAGTAACGTTGTTAAACTTCTTCGTGGTGTTTACCACAAATCCTCCGAAGAAGAAAAGTGGTTGACCACCGCAGAGGTTCGGGAACTAACCGGCGCAGATGAGGAGCGTTTGGCTGTAATTTCCAAGAAGAAAGACCTTCTTTACTCTGATTACATGACCGAGATTCTAAAGTTGGCAGTCGTCAAAGTAGGAGACGTATCCGTCTCGGAGCACCCCGCAGTTATCGATTCCTTGATTTTTGCGGATCGTGACGTCCTGTATTTGGGAATCATTAGGGCAACGTACGGGCGCGAACGGGCACTGACCTACGTATGTCAGAAATGCGAAACCCCTAATGACCTGTACATTGATTTGGTAGACGATTTCCCAATTAAAGAGGCTGACTTCGACCTCCAGAAGGGGCTAAAAGTTAAAACCTCTAAGGGAGAACTCACTTTGCGTCTTCCCTCTGGCGGAGACGTTTCCCAGATTCAGAAGAAGTCCGACTCGGATGCAGAGTTGAACACGCTTATGTTGTCTAAGTGCGTAGTGTGGCCAGAAGGCAAAGCCCCAGAGGATGTCGTGGCGTGGGCACGCAACCTAAACATTTCTGATAGGCGTAAACTCGTAAATGCCCTACTTGACGTTGAAGTAGGCCCTAAACTGGGGGAGGTGGACACCCATTGTGCGGCTTGCGGAGAAGAGTCTCCGTTAGCGCTCGACTGGGTCTCCCTTTTATTCAGTTAACACCGCAAACCTATATTGGGAATACGAAGCCATAGCCTACGTCTATAAAGGGTTCGACTTACACAGCATACAGAACTTGTCAGTTCGTCAACGCACATACTGGTTTAAGATGGCTAGATGGCGTAAGGACTAACGGAGACGCCTATGGCCCCCACCCCACAACCACCTAAAGCCGAAAGAGCCCTAGTAGACAAGAGCACTATTGGCGATGTCAAACTCGGGCTAAAGGTTGACACCAAGGCACTTGACGGCGTTAGTAAGTCCCTTAAAGGAATCCGTACAGAAGTAGACCTTCTTAAGAAGTCTATGGACAAACTGTCTACTTCGGCAGGTAAGGCTCAGTCCGCTATGGCTGGTGTCGGGGGCGCTTCTTCTAAACCTTCAAGTAGCGGTAATCTGGCTAACATTGGCGTCGGCCTTAACAGCGCAGGCACTTCCCCTATTGTCAAGTCCGGGGGGCTAGCCCCTTCGCAAAGTCGTGGCGCTGCTTTGCTCTCACTACCCGGGGGTATAGGCGGCGGTGGTGGAGGTGCTGGGCTGGGAGGTCTTGGAGCGGCGGCTGGGGGCACGCCTCAAGGTATGGCCGCTATGGCGGCGGCTCAACTCGCCAAGCCTATTATGGATGCAGTTATTGGGGCTATCGATGGGGCGTTCAACAAACTAGACGCCCGCATTGAGCAGGGCAGGCAGTACGCCGCCGGTGCATCTAGAACTAACCTTCTTCTTCAACAAGCGTCTGGCAGACAGGAATCGGGCAGGGGTAGCGTTATCGACGCATACCGTAAGCCTCTTATCCCATACAAACTGGGTATGGGGGGTATTGATGACGTTCTGCAATTCCGTATGGCATACGGAATGGATATGGACCAAGCCAGTATCGCTTCAATGGGACGTTCTGTAGAGGCTCTTAGAGTATCCAGTGGTTTCACTCGTTCGACACAGGACATTCTTAATAGCCAGCAAGCGTTGATGCGCCCCGAGACTGTAAACCGCATGTTCTACATGCTGGGTACTAGTGCTTATGGCGTAGGCGGAACAGAGACTGACCCCCTTCAGATGCGTCAACAGATCATCCAAAGGATGGGTCTGACTAGTAAAAGCCAGATATCTAGTGCACTAAAACTAGGTTCTGTGGCACGCGCCCGTATGGCTGATGCCGGTATTACAGACGAGGCTGAGCAGACGGCCATCTTGGAGTACGCTCGCCAGAACGTAGCCTTTGGGGAGTCTGGTGGACAGGGTTTCTACGACCCGTCTAGCAAAGAGCACCGTAAGATGTTGGGAGATGCTGAAGGCAACTTCGCTCTACAGCAAGAAGAAACCTCGCGCCAACAGGTACGTAGAGAAGAAGAGTTCATGTCTCGACAGATCGATGACATGGCTAACACTGAGAAGTACCAGCAGAAAGTCATTGAACTTCTGACCAGTATGGATACCGCTCTTCAGTACGCATACAAGATGCGACAAGGTTATGCCGGTGCGGTAACTAGCACCCTAAAAGGTATCGCTACTGCGCCAATGCGCTTGTTCAGCAGTGCTTTAGGTGCGTTGGGTCTTGGTGACCCCATCGGTTCCAGCGAGTCCGGAGGAAGCGGAGGAACTGGGGGAGTTTCTAGCGGTGCCGGTAACAGCGGTAGCGGTAAAGACAGCACCACAACTATTCCGTACGGTTATCAAGGTGGGACCATCACCCTCGATCAACTCAAGTCTAAGCCTAGTTTTGCTTCCCTCCACAGGAACATGCAGAACAGGCTTTTGAATATGTTTAGAGCCAACCCTGCCGTGGGTTTTGGTGGAGGTACTCGTAACGAGTCCGAGCAGAGGGATATGTTCCTCAAGCGGTATAGGCGGACAGATGCAGAGTACAACGCAAATGGAGACAAGAACATATTCTGGGACGGCAGTTACTGGGAACACCATTCTGGTCTCGCCGCTGCGCCCCCCGGGCGTTCTATGCACGAAATTGGTCTTGCTGCCGACTTGGTAGGCGATATCGGTTGGGTGGTCGACCACGCTCAGCAATTTGGATTACAGCACTTCCTAGATGTTAACAACGAGCCGCATCACGTGCAGCCTGCGGAACTCCCACGTAGTCGCTTTGAGTACGAGAAACAGGGAGCGGTATGGGGAACTGATGGTGCATACGACGACACCGACCTCCCCGGTAATGCCGAGTCCGCCTTCCACGGGAACACCAATGTGGGTGGGATCGGGTTTATTGACACCAAGAACCAGAGCATATCGGACATGCTCAAGGCGCTGTCGGCTGCTGGTACCGCACAACTTATGGCGGGTGGAACTGGTGCTACTTCGTTTGTTAGCGGGTCTTCGTCCCCCTCTTCTTCGTCAGGTTTCTCTATCCGTAACCGCCAACTCACCGGTGAAGAAGTCGCCAGACTAGCCTACAACGCAGGGTTCCGGGGTCAGGATTTGGTGAACGTGGTCGCCATTGCTCAACGCGAAAGCGGTTGGCAGACAGGAGCGTACAACCCCAATCGTGCTACCGGCGACGATTCCTTCGGTCTCATGCAGATCAACATGCTAGGGGACTTAGAGCAGTACCGCCTAGACCTATTTGGTCTCTCTAGTAAAGAGCAGTTGTTTGACCCCCAGACAAACATGAATGCGGCGTTTAAGTTGTATCAAGTTAGAAACAACTCTCTGTATGACTGGGGCGAATACAAGGAAGAATCGAACCTCTACAACACAGACCTAGCATCAGCAAGGACTGCGGTACAAAATGCTGGGCTGATGAACAACGGGGGTGACCCGATTGGTTCTAGCGCGACCTCTAGGGGAAGCCGCCAGTCTGGTAATAAAGGTTCTTCTGTCGTATACAACTCGGCCCCTACAATCAACGTCGCCCCCAACATCTCCTTTAACGGTGTGCCAGAGAGGGCAGACCTGCACGAGATTGCTAGAACTGTCACAAAGATTCTTAGGGACGAACTTGCTCGCAATGAAATGAGGACAGCGTAATGGCCGACAGTTACCGTAACGACCAGTACTACAACATCGGGGTTGCTAACGAGAACACTAATTTTGAGTCCAACAGCAGTGGGTACTACAGCACTGGCGACTCTTCTTACAGCGGCCACATCAATAAAAAGTTTATTTACCCTAATCGTGAGATTAGGGAAATCGGTAGGTATAACCCTAACGGCTCTACCAGATTAAGTAGGGGGTACATCAGAAGCCTCAACGATATGGTTAGCCCAAACGCAAAAACCGTAAAGTGTCAGTTCCAGTTTAACCCAGAGGCTATTCAGCACGCAGTTAGTCAAAACCAGCAAATTCGTAACTTTCTACTGATGTCTCCTGAAGACATGTCCCAACCAATTCCGGGTTCTACCCAGTTTAGTTTTGATTTGTTCTTTGATAGAACCATGGAGTTCAACAATCCCAGAGTTGGCGATGTTTTAAACACAGAGTTTGCTTGGGAGGCAAGTAGCCCCTCTCAGGTGGGCGTTCTCCACGACATCGGTATTCTCTATTCCGTTATTGGTGTTGGGTTATCTAGGGCTACTCAGAGTTTCGCTAGGGACGTTTACACTCAACAGATCAACGCTCAGACCCCCATTGAGGACCTTACTAATACAGAGTCCAGCCAAGACGAAGAAGATCAAGAAGAGGACGTCATCACCACGGACATTTCTGGGGACACCGCATCTGCTCTGTCTAATCTTGAAACACTTCTTAGTGTGAATGTAGGTAACGCTGCATTTTTGTTGCCATTTCCTATTAGGACTGTGTTTTCTTCTCTGTATATCGTTGAGGGGTTCGTAACTTCAATTAGAACTGTGTTTACCAAGTTCAGTAGGACTATGGTTCCTCTTCAAGTCGCTGTCAACCTACAAGTTGATGCGAAGTATGTAGGGTTTGCTCGTGAGTCTACTTTCTTGACAGAATCACTCCGTGGTGCTTACGAGGAAACCATACGCACGGAGTATGAAGTTCCTGCTGAGATTGGTGGTCTAGGACAGCACGACTTCGACAAGGTGGTGCTTTCCCTCAACGATTGGCAGTACCAACGCCAGAACCCGAACGCAGCCACCGCCCCAACAAGCGGCGATGGGGTTATTGCTTTATCTGACCTAATAGATCGCGACAGGGTGTACTCTCACTTCTTTGTCAAAGACTTACAGGCCGTAACCGACGCTAACCCAGCACAGCAAGCGGCTCAGGGAACCACTTACGAAGGCGGTCTAATTGGTAAGGCGTTCGCTGAAGGTGGGAATCCTTACGTAGAAGTAGATGGTAGCGTTGCAGTATACGCCTACAGTCCTGACGCTAAAGACTGGTTTGATAGCGTTATTAGCAGCACCCATAGCGAGCAAGCATCGAACGTTTTGCTGGATTACCTACAGGACCGCTCTACCACTGAGTCGTCTGTCAACTCCTACAACAAAGTTAACGGGGGGACTGGTCAGTGGCCTGTTCCTAGTTCTAGTCTGGAACTAGATCACTTGTTCAAGATTGTCGATGTCCCCAGTATTTCTTCTGGGCAAAACACCACCGCGAGCACACTTGATGAGTGGGAAAAGATTTACAAAGACCACAGTACCGTATCCGATGGAGTTCTGCCTTCGTCTGAAGTGGGACCGGGTAACGTCGCCACCAGAAACGTGCTTCACGAGTATTACTGGTGGGCTTATGAGTTCACCGGTAAGGTCACGGTACAGAAGGACGGCCAGTCGCAAACCAGCGAAGTACGTAAATGTTGGTCGCAGCAGTATGACGGACAAGGCCCCGGAACTAAGTATGTCAACACGGGTCTGCCAGAGCAGTATGTTTCTGCTACTGTTTCTTTCGACTTCTTGTCGGGTCTTGCCCCCGCTCCCGAGTCCCCATTCGGGTCGGGATCAGATTCCGCTAACGGTTCCGAAGAAGCCCCTCCTGAGTTTGGGCCCTAAGAGGTGATTTGTTATGGCTAACTACAGTGTTCAATCCCGTTACCGTGTCAGCAAGGATGGCAGGCACGCAAACCGTGTTGAAGAAGTTGGTTCAAGGTACACCCCTTACACGGTTAGGCAGGGGGACACCTTAGAGAACATCGCCCTAAAACACTTCGGGGATACAAAGCGGTTCTGGGAAATTGCGGACTTAAATCCTCAGATCAAGTACCCCACTGATCTAGTAGTCGGTAACACCATCAGGCTCCCCCGATGATACCTAACCAGAAACTAGGTGCCTCTGCCTCCATTCAAATGGAGGTAAATGGTGCTTCTTTCGACTACAACAGCATTAGCAGAGTAGAGATTGTGTTAGAGGAAAACTCTCACGACATGCTAATCGTCTCGGTTAGTGGCATTGCCGCACGAGCAGTTCTTGACTACATTGATGTACCCGTCATGTTCAAGTTGGCGTCCAGTGTGTCCAACTCTTACGAGTTCTATGGGTACATAGTCGATGTCCGACCGGTCTCTGTCACAGCCGCAGGGCTGGTCAACAACAGCCCCTTTCAGACGGCGGAACTGTACTGTATGGGTGCCTCGTACAACATGCGCGGCGCTACGTCCCGTAATTGGGACAGGTACTCGTTGTCAGGTATCGCCACAGAACTTGCAGAGAAGTATGGTTTTAGCGTGGACGTACCCTCACTGCCGGTGTACCACCGTAATCTTACCCAATCAGACGAATCCGATTGGCAGTTCCTTACTAGATACGCTTCTAGTCTTGGGTTCTCGGTTGCGGCACACGGCACTCACTTGCATGTGTACGACCCATATGCAGCCGTTAGCCGACGCATATCGTATGCTCCCTTGCTGACTCTCCGCAAAATGCAGGGCAGGCCCGCCTCCATCCCCGGACAGATCGTTGAGTTTGACGCATCGTTTTCTACACGGCATCCAGATGGGTTGTACAAAGACACCGTGGTTTCTGTGCTTGACGCCGAAGGTAAAGCCTACGACGTGTCTACCACTGACGTGCAGAACGGGAACATAGAGGGAGAAGCGCTCTACGTAAACCGCCGCAGTATGGTTCTAGACTCCTTTGCCGAGGCAGAGAGGGCCATCGAAGCGGTGAACAAAGAAGACTACGACCATTACGCAACCGTTCTAGTCACGGGGCTGCCGGGGTGTCGCCCCGGAGGTACAGTGTTTGTAGATAATTACAATGACCCTCGTATGGATGGGCTATGGTATGTGCAGTCCGTGAAACATACCGCTCACTCATCTGCTTATATGACTGAACTCAGTATCGCTAGAAACACTAATTCTCAACTCGTACCCACTGGGGCCCCCGCGTTCCAGCCCCCGTCAGACTCTGTCCTTAAAGGACGTGAGTGGGTATCCAGCACTGGGAGGGTAGATGTCTACTAGTGACTATGAACTGCATAGGGCTATTGTCCACTCATCAAACGTCCTTACGGGGGCGGCTGAGGTACGCATTCCCTCCCTGTTGGGAGCCGGTCAGTTAGTCAACGTCCCCACTACCGGATTGACGCAGACCGCTGGAGAATGGAACGTCCCCGTAGAAGGATCGTCTGTCTTTGTAGCAGTATCCACAGACCGTACCCAATTCTTATGGGTAACAGCGGTAACTGCCCCTACTGATAGCGATATCGACTTCAACGATAACGTAACTATTGGGGGCGACTTAGACGTAAGTGGTAACGAAACTGTCGGTGGCGACCTCACTGTTAGTGGCGACGTTTACTTCAACAACAACGCACTGATCGCGTCCTACGGCGGTTCAACCAACATCGACCATATTTGGCACAGCGATTCACCGGATAACAGTTTTCCCGGTACGTGGCATTTCGTGTCCGACCGTGAGTACAAAGAGCCCGGTAGTTCCATGATCCAAGCAGGCGGTATGCGTATCCCCACCCGTTGTGGATACACGGGCACAGCAAACATTACGATAGATAGCGACTTTTATGGTGGTAGTTACATTGAGATGACCAGTTCTTCAGCAAGAACTGTAACCCTCACCCCACCGACCACTGCATCTGATGTCACGATCCCCGTAGGTACGACGATAACAGTGATACGCTATGGCGCTGGAGCAGTTAGTTTTGCCGCTGGAACAAACACCGACGGGTTAACAACAACCATCCGCTCTAGGAACGGTGACTTGTCTCTCGCTTACCGGTACTCTGCTGCAACACTGATTTGTAGAAACGGAAACGGAGCAGATTGGTACCTCGTTGGTGACTTGACGTGATTGGTCCTGTCAGTAGTAGTGGGCGATTCCCCCCAGAGCAATACGACGCACTAGGCACCAGCCTGACAGTAGGTAACTCAGTCGTTGATGTGGTGGAGTTTTACTCCTACAGCCCACAGTCTTTATCGGTGTCGGGTACTCTGCCTGAAGGCGTTTATTATGATTCCGGTACTGACCCTCTTAATAGTGACTATGAGTACGTCGGTTTACTAGGCAAGCCACTCAGAACAGGGACAGACACGTTCAGCATCAGTACTACAAACGATATTGGAACAACCTCGGTTTCTACTACGTTAACCACTGCGGCAGGCGGCACTGTTTCTATATCTAATGCCAACTTCCAGTACACTGCGTACCAGTCAACACGACTTATTTATGCCATTACCTCAAGTAGGACTATCTACGTGTCAGGTACGGGCAAGGTCTACTTCCTTCTTATCGGCGGAGGTGGCGGAGGAGGAGGAGATGGTAACGGCGCTGGAGGTGGAGGAGCCGGAGAAGTTATCTACGGAGAGACAATCCTTACTCCGGGAAACTACTCAGTCACTATCGGGGCTGGTGGTGCTGGAGGAGCAGGTCCATCCTCTAACGGCGGTAACGGTGGCAACTCAACCTTTGCAGGCTTCACCGCTAGGGGCGGAGGCTATGGAGGCAAGTTGGGCACTACAGGTGGGCTAGTTTCAAGCGGTAAGAACGCAGGTGGTGCTGGAGGTTTTGGATCAAGTCGTACTGGCGCAGCGGCAAACGGTGGGGCAGGAGGCTTCTACAACGGTGGCGGCGGCGGAAGTTCCAGAACCGACATGGAGTTTGGCACACAGCCTTATTCCAGCGCCCCCACAGCAGACCGTTATTCAATCGTGAACCACGGGTCCAACGGCAACGCCAGCCCTAACGAGACTGGTGGTAACGGAGGTGCCCCTATTGTCTTCTACGGCATTGCTGCTTCCTATAGTGCCTACTACCTTGCTGGTGGTGGCGGTGGAGGTGGAGGCAATAACGGCTCTGTATCCTACTCAGGTAGCGCCTCCCACTCAGGAGGTAGAGGTGCTGGCAATCAATACAACGGCGGTGTTGGGGGCGCTGGCACTAACTACGGCCAAGGTGGTGGTGGCGGTTACGCTAGCGGAGGCGCAGGATATCAAGGGATTTTGTTGATATGGACGAGTTAGAGCAACCAGAAATACGGCACTTCGCACACATCGTAGACGGAGTGGTACACATGGTAGTGATGTACCAAGAGTGCGAGTGCTCGGGTACTTGTGGTGCGGACTGTGAACAGGAAGCGGCAGAATACCTACAGACCATAGTCGAAGGCACGTGGGTTCAGACTTGGATTGACGGAGGACCTCGTGTCCACTATGCCCACATCGACGGCACATATGACCCCGATAGGGATGCGTTCATTCCCCCTCAGACGTACCCGTCTTGGCTTCTCAACGATGATACGCTCGTCTGGGAGCCACCGGTTCCCCATCCCACCAACTTCACTACGTCAGGTTGGGTATGGGATGAAGAGTCATTATCTTGGGTTGAGTTAACTGCCCCTTGACCAACCTTCAACAACCAGTTAGGATAACAACCCTATGAATATCTCACTAGAAGAAGTCGTCGCAGAGTTCCAGAAGCAGTTCCCCAAGGAGTTCACCATCTGCTTGCAGGCTGTGCAAATTGCCAAGTTGCAAGAGCAGGTACAGACAGAAGACAACGTTGATGCCGAAGAGGAGTGAACCTCAGTGGCCTCTGGGGAAGCAGGCCGGAATCTGTATACAAGATGACGCCATTCCCAGCAAATTATGTAAGAGCATAATCAAGTTTGTTAAAAAGCACCCTCACGTACAGTTCGCTGGGAGAACTGTAGCCGGGGAGCACCCAGAGACCAAGTTGTCTATCGACGCCCACATTTCTGGGGATAACCCCCTAGCACAGACCGACGAAGAGCGTAGTTTCCTGCTTGACGCAGAGCACGCCATCTATGGCATCTACAAAGAAACTCTGTCTGAGTATATCCGGTCCTACCAGAGTCTTGCTAGTGAGTGGGTGGCGCGTGCTGACACTGGCTATCAGTACCAAATGTACCCTAAGGGAAAGGGTATGTATAGATCGCATATCGACGGTGCTCCGTACTTACGGGGTACTGGTAGCCAAAGGGTACTCGCGTCCGTGATGTACCTGAACACTGTTAAAAAGGGTGGGGGCACCTACTTCGATTACTTTGACTTCACCTGTGACGCGGTAGAAGGCCGCATCGTCACATTCCCCGCCACGTTCATACACCTGCACGGTGGCTTGGTGCCGGAATCTTCAAGCAAGTCCATACTCAGTACCTTCGTTACCGCCCCACCGCCCCCTATTGACACAGAACCGTAACATTGTGGTATACTTACTGTCGAAGGAGACAACAGTAAGGAGATACCCCAATGATTCGTCTAGTATGTATGGCCGCGTCCGCGTGGCTGGCACTGGCAGTTTCGGTCTTAGCAGAAGAGAACCGAGATAACGCTTCCCAAGAAGTGCCCCCGCCAACTACAGCGGTAGTGTGGAGCGGTAACCCCTTGGTTCTATCTGACTTGAGTGCAGACATGCACGACAGTGAAGAGTGGACTCCACAGGTGCCCAACCCCGTGTACACGGGGTACCAAGGTGAGGGAGGGCAAGAGCCTACTTCTCACTACTTGTCCACTACCACCACTACCACCGTCCCTCTACCCGAGTGGACAGGCTCCATCCCAGAGGTGTACGGAGAAGGTAGTGGCTGTACTCCCGAAGAAGCGAGCATAGTTGCCCGTGCCTTGTGGGATCGTGGTGCTAGCGACGACACGGTTACCAAGATGCTCAGGATTATTAGCCGTGAATCGCTCTGTGACCCGTCTGCCCATAACGGCAACACTCGTACCCGTGACGATTCATGGGGCTTGTGTCAGCAGAACAACCTGTCTGGCTGGTTCGACGAAGGTAAGTTGCTGGAGAACTACGACCGGTTCGCTTTCGCAGACAACTTTGCCTACAACGCAGAGGCGTGTGCCGTGATGTGGGAAGAGTGCAGTGTAGGACCGTGGAATTACGGTAATTATTACTGTTCTACACCTAAAGAACTGAGGTAGTATCGCATACGGAGGCCGTATGCGAAAAATAACCTTTCTACCTTTATTGCTGTGGTTATTTGCTCTTATATATGGGGGCACTGTAAGCGCCTCTTCTTACACAGTCACCTCTGAATCTGACTGGTACTTCACCGTTGATAATGACAACACCCTTGTGGTTATCTACGGCAATAGCAACGAGTCCTGCAACGAGGTCACGACCGACCCACACTTGTGGCTGTACGACGACAACCCTGAATCAACTGGTCAACTGATCGCCTCAAACGACGACGGCAATCACAACTCGACTGACCAGTGTGTGTCGTCGAAGATTTACACGACGCTGAACGCTGGCGATTATCGCTTGCGGGCTGGCTACTGCTGTTCACAGTTGGGTCTCGGCAACACGCCGAGTTGGGGTGACGGCACCTATGAATTGATAACAGAGTTCGGTTTAGAGGGCACGACCACCTCTACAACCACTATAGTAACTACCACTCTGCCCCCTACTACCACTACGACAACATGGGTAACAACTACAACTTCTACAACGACAACCACCACGTCAACAACTACATCGTTACCGACGACGACATCGTCATCTACGACGACGGTTCCGCCCACTACCACGACGACCTCTGTACCGGTGACGACAACTGCCCCAACCACGACGACGACCACCGTCGCTACCACCACCGTGCCTCCTACGACCACTACCGTCGCCCCAACGACAACAGTGCCCGTTACGACCTCTTCGACAACTTCTACGACGAGTTCAACAAGCACTACAACCACGACAACGACGACGCTCCCGCCGCCGCCGCCATCGACTACGTCAACAACCACGACTACGACAGTCCCCCCAACGACGACGACATCTACGACCGTGCCGATCGTTTCGACGACCTCTACGACGACTACTACTTCCTCCACTTCCACGACGGTGCCGTCAACGACCACCACCTCGTCAACAAGCACCACAACTACGACTGAAGTTGTAGTAACCACCACGACCCAGCCCCCCAAGACCCCTGAATCGGCTATAATCTCACGTATAACCGATATCGAACTTGCTGAGTCCGTGGAAACGGTTCTCACCGAAGAAGTAACCGTCGAAGCAGTTGTCGCATTGGTCAATAATGAGAACTTCGACAACCTTGACGAGGAGACTCTAGAGGCCGTCAGCGCAGCCCTATCCGAGGCCCCCACTGAAGTAAAAGAAGCGTTTGAAGAAGAAGTGAATGTATTTAGTGGGTCGTTTGACTCTTATGTTCCTTCAGGTAGCCGCATCAACGTCGAAGATCGACGTGTTGTTGTGGCAGTGACGGCCACAGTCTCAGCAGCAGCCGCCGCCCCCGCGGGAGGTGGCAGAAGGAGACGCTGATGCTAAAAAGAATGTTTAAGGAGGGGTATGCCCTCGTATGGACTATATCTGGTACCGCTCTTGTATTGATTACGCTGTCTGGAGATGTGCTTAAGTGGGCTCTATGGATCAGCGGCATATCGCTGGTTGCTCACATGATTGGGTTTGCCATCTGGGGAGGTAGTGATGATGAAGAATAAACTTCGCATTGCTGGCGACATTGCTATCCGCTTGTTCGCTACTTTCACGGCCTCAGCCCTCAGCATTATCTCGGGTGCGGCAATTATTGGCGATATCGAGATGCACAAAGCCGCACTTCTGGCCGGTTTTGTGGCTGTAGCCAATGTGGCTCAGCGTCTTGCTGCTGCCGCCATCGACGGTGATTTGACAGCAGAGGAGATCGACGAAGCGTTTCTTGGCGCTAAGATCACACGTAACTAGATTAGTCACTCCATAGCCCCCCATGTGCTATGGTTATGGAGTAACAACCCCCTACGGAGGTATTGATATGTTTGAACCTAAGTTCCTTAAGGACGTCGCTGAGCGCGCTGTTGCAACATTTGCACAGACCCTCGTTGCATTGGTGGGTACCAACGCTGTCGACATCCTCTCAGTTGGAATCGGTGATTCACTCAAGGCTGCTGCTGTTGCCGCAGGCTTGTCCGTCGTAAAGAGCGTTGCCGCGGCTAAAGGCCCAATCGGTGACACCACTGCGTCGGCTGTTAACTTGGAGAAGTGATCTAAATGGGTTATCCCTGCATTCCTGTTCAAATGCCGTCAGCCCTCAAAGGGTTGAAGAACGGCCAGTTGCCGGAGTCTATGCTTGCTCGCGTTAAGACGGGTGGCAAGATGTACGCTCCTGTTGCTGAAGAGTTCAACAAGATGTACGACGCGGCTCTCGCTGCTGGGCACAAACTCCGTAATGTTGGGGATTACCGCTCATTTGAGAGCCAGTTGCGCATGTTCATGGATCGGTACTCAACCACCGACCTTGGGCGCTCGCCTCAGGTGCGCCGTACCTACGAAGGTAAGTACTGGTACTTGAAGCCCGGAAAAGCCCCCTCAGCAACCCCCGATCCCGAGGGTAAGCGCGGCTCCAACCACGGTTGGGGTCTCGCAATTGACCTTGCTTACGAAGACAGTAATGGTCGTCTTCGTGGCATGAGCGGCGCTTGCTTTGAGTGGCTCTGCGAGAACGCCCCCAAGTACGGCTTCTATCTCCAGACTTCTGACCGCAACTCCAAGTGGTGGGAAGCATGGCACTGGCAGTACTGCTTGGGCGATGCTAAGCCAGACCCGAACGCACAGCCAGAAGTTGAAGACCTCCCAGCAGAGGCGCAGGGTAACCAGTCCCTCCGCAAGGGAGCACAGGGTGAAGCAGTCAAGGAAGTCCAGAAGATTGTCGGCGCAAAGCCCGTTGACGGTGACTGGGGTCCAAAGACTGATGCCGCTGTGAAGGCTTGGCAGAAGAAGCACGGTCTAGAAGCAGACGGTATCTGGGGCAATATGTCCAGCGGGCACGCAGCCGAGTGCGACTGCGCAAAGCCAGCGAAGAAAGCACCGGCTAAGAAGGCTGCTCCTGCACCTGCCCCCGCTCCTGCTCCTGCGTCTGAGGAAGCGTACCCCGGCCAGTCCATCAAAGTTGGTAGCACAGGTAAGTACGTGGTGATGGTGCAGAAGAAGGTTGGAGCAAAGCCGGATGGTCGCTTCGGTCCAGCCACAGCACGCGCTGTGCGCCGCTACCAAAAGACCAACGGTCTTTACGTAGATGGTATTGTAGGCCCCAAGACGTGGGGACACATGTTCTGAACCCTCACAGAATTGAGAGGTAAAAATTGGCCAGCATTAAAACCCCCTTCCAATTCTCTGGTGGGCGTGTTGCCACAGTAACTTCTCCAACAACCATTGCTGAACAGAAGATTATTGACGTTTTAGTAACATCTCGTTTTGAGAGATTCGGGTTGCCTACCTATGGCGTTGGTATTCAGCAACATCTTTTTGAGCCCATCGACGAGTTAACCTCAGCAGAAATTACTATTGATGCTAAGATGGAACTTAATGACCGCATTAGCGATGTCGCTATAAGTGGAGTTTCCGTCGAACAAGACCCGTACTACGAGACTACAGCCGTTGTAAAAGTCCTATATTCATTGCCTATATCTAGACCTCGTGTAGCCACTATTTCGGTGGCCCTAGACGACTTCACGGAAGAAAGCCCGCTACTCTAATGCCTTTTGATTACGCTAGTCGCGATTACGACACGATCAAGACCGAACTCCTTGCTCGTGCTGCCCGTGTGGCCCCCGAGTGGACTGACCGTGATCCTTCCGACTTTGGTATGGTTATGGTAGACCTATGGGCTAACACAGCAGACGTCCTGCACTACTACATTGACCGGGCCGCTAGCGAAACTTTCTTGTCCACCGCTCAGCAGCGAGAATCAGTTCTGGCTCTTGCTAACTTGTTTGACTACATTCCTCGTAGTCGTAGCAACGCATCGGGTACCGTGACACTGAGTAACTCCACCTCTTCTGATATCGAGGTTCCTGCGTTTACTCGGTTTGTTGCTAGAGCAAACGGTCT